TAGAGTAAAGAACATTGTACCAGCTGACCATAAGATAATTTTCTGTATTTTTTCAAAGCCTTTATCTACTTCTTCTTCTATCTTAATCATATGAGCTTCAACTCTGTCAAATCTTGAGCTAATTTCTTCGTGTCTTTCACGGCTCAATGCTACGTGAACTTCCAAGCTACCGAATTCTACACTATCCTGTGTCTGTGGTACTGGGTTAATTTTTGGTGGTACTTTATCCATTTTCTCTATGCTCCTTAAAATTTAGTAATCCATATATTTGTATTTACTCCTTGTGTGCATATAGTATCACTAAACAGAACTATGTTATTTAGACGATTTTCAAGCACTCCTACAGGATTTGAGCCTAGCTCGAACAAATTCTTCTGTTCAACTCCAAATGTTACTTCATATACCTGCTTACCTTTGTAAGTAGATCTACGTGGCTTAGAAAAGAATAGTATTTTTCCATACATTGTAATTAACTGATGTAGATGGTCAAAATCCTTTTGTTTGTCTTGATCTAAGTCATTTTCTTGATAATCAATAGGTAGAGTCGTTATAATTTTATATACTTCAAGATCTTCGCTTACTTGCATATACTGATTTTTATTTGCGTTAAGTGAATACATTATCTTCTTACTGCTCCTACTGCCACATTTTTTGGTAGAGATTTTTGTTTTACATTGTGCCTATCTTTTAAATTTCTTTCTTTTACCATATTTTGTAATATTCCATAAAGTTCACTTTTTGGAGAATTATCTCTTATATATTGCATAATGTCAATTGCAACATTGTATCTTTCTTTTTCTTTTAGTCTATCCCAATCAGATGCAAATCTTCTTATCTTTTTTAAGTCACGTGATTTAATAGCTAATTGTGTTTCTAATCTCATTAACATAGTTGAAGTTTGTCTTCTAGAAAAATTGTCATTTGAAATATATCTTAATAATTGATTTATATCAGAATATTGTCTTTGTAATCTTTCAATATAATTTTTACTTGCTTTATCATCAAACTGCACTATTGATCCAGATCCAATTATACTGTGTAGTAACAAATATAAGTCTGTTCCGTTTGTTCTAAAGAAATCATAATTACCGTAACTCATACTTCTAATAATATAGTTTCTTGCCATCTTTTGATATTTGTACTCTCCGGTTAGAACTAATAATGCTAAACAATATGCGTATACTAATTCTCCATTTTCGGCGGCTGTTCCTTTTCCTAAATCTTGTCTTGATCTAAAAGCTCTGCTTTCACTTAAATCGTTAATTAGTGTTAAACTTTCTTTAGCAAAGTTTTTCCTACTGAAATCTAATCTATCTACAACCTTAACTGCATTACCTACGTGATCAACTGCAACAAATCCTTCTTGGTCTCTTACAACATACTCATCACCTTCTAATTCAAATGCATCAATCGATTTTATATTTTTTAATTTTTGATATAGTGTATTTTTAATTGCTGTTAGCTTCAGCCAAGCACTATACCAATTTTGAATATTCTTTTTATTAGCCATATAATAGTTTCGCCATTGTTCTAGTGCTAATAATTTTCTTTGACCAGCTGGTCCTTCTCTGCCTGTTTTTAATTTTGCAATTTCTTTTTCAACTCTTGCTTCATAATCTTTTGCAAAGTTGTAAAAAAATGCTAATGGATCTTGTGTAATTTCTCCAGCTTTAATCATATTGTTATGATTTGCGTGAACTAGCTGTTGAAAGTTTTTTCCTAATTCACTAGCTTCTAAAAAATCAAAAATGTTACCTGATGAGTTAATATATTTTTCAGCATCATTAATAGCTTGAGTTACATTGGCATACTCACCTTTTGTAAGATTTACAACTCCTGTAAAGTCTTTTATGTAAGCATCATCAAACCATACATCGGGCGTTCTATTCAAGCTTTCAATATCAATATCAAAACTTGCTGTCATACTATCTAAACTTTTTCCTGAGTAACTAGTATGGAAAACAATACCTAAATTTGCTTGTTGTATCTCTTTAGCTAACTGCATACTTTGTGGTACAGCATAAGTTATTGTATTTGGCTTAAAAGCAATATACGATTCACCTTGATAGTTTATTGTTTTTAAATCACCTTTTGTCCAAAGTAAATCACCTTGTAATACATTTTTTATACCTAGTTTTTGTAACCCATTAAATGCTTGTACTAGTTTATCTCTTAATCCTTGTTTGCTAGTTTCACCTGCATCAGGATGATTAACTCTAATATCATCAATACTTTTGTTAAGCTTTGCATTTTTGTTAAATGCACTTTTTGTAGCAACAAAGAACTTTCCGTCACTCGGGTCAGTACCACACACTATTGCTGGTGATCCGTCCCATTTTATTGTTACATTAAATTTTTTTGTACTTGAAGTTTTAGCTAATTCGGCCAAGTTTCTTAAGAATGAAACTGCTCTTGTGGCTCCTGCCTTACCTTGAAATAATGCCAAATCTTCTAAATGTGTAAGGTGTAGATTTGGATTTTCGTATAATAGATCGTTAGCTTTCATCGTTGTTAGACTCATTTAACTTTTTTATGCCACGTTCAAATTTCTTTGGATCTGCTGTCTTGATGCTATTAACAAATCTCTTTACTAAATCGTCAGCAACTGCTTCATCATATGATTCATATATCATTTTAGTCACATTTATTGCTGATGATATAACGTGGCCAGCACGAGTCTCAACTAAATTATTCATATCGGTAGCAGGAACTACTCTACTAATTTCCTGCAATATGGTACGTGTATGTTTCTTCATAGCTTAAATTACCGCCTTATGAAATATTTATTACATTTTTACAAAAAATTAACAGCATTTATTGGCTATTATCAAAGGTTTGACGTTGTGACTTCAATAAATCACGTAATCCTTTAGTAATTTCCGTCTTTTCAGCCACTACTGAAGCTTCAGATTTTTCAGTTACAGTAGAAGATCTTTTCTTAATTGATTGTACCAATGCGTCAGATGAAGTTGGAATTATCTCTACATCATCTTCATTCAGGTCAGTAATTCTTAATCTGTCAATATCAAATGCTAAATCAATTTTACTTCCTACACCACCACTCGATCTAGTTTTGATTAATTGTATCTGATACCTACCTCTTTCACGCATAGCTCTACTTGTAAAGATACCAATTAGATTATCTGCTGTATTAATCTTACTGATACCACCAGCAATATGCGATTGATCGTATTCTACTTCTTCTATAGCACCTCTATTAAGTTGCGATGCTGTTACTAATACTAATTGCTGTTCTACAGCAAAGTTTCTTAGTTCTTCTGATACGAACTTATCTTTAATAAACAATTCTGTTGGAGATATTTTTTTACTAATTGGCATCATTAAATCTAAATAGTCAACTAGCACCACATCTGGCTTAACACCTTTTTGTATTGCATACTCTTTTACAAATGCACGTAAGTCATTAGTAGTACTACCAGATGGCATATACTTGACTTGGAAATTACCTGATTTAGTTTTTTCTAATCTAACTGCTAGATCTACATCTTCAATTTTCTTAAATATTTCATTTGTTGGTGTACCTGTTACCATTGCATCTAATCTCATTGCTGACAGTTCTTCACTTAACTCAAATGTAAAGTATAATACGTTTAGCTTTTGGCTTATCCAATTTAAAGCCAAGTTCTGTAAGAATAAACTCTTACCTGCACCTGATGATCCTGCAAATATAGATAATTCACCTTTGTTAAAACCACCATATAATTTTTTATCTAACATAGACCAGCCAGTCTTAACTGTTCCGTTGTTATCTTTAAGTGCCATCAATCTTGCCTTTGGATCTTCGAAATAATCTGTTCCTAGATCTTTTGTAAGCCCAATACGTACTGCATCTTTAATTTTTTCTTCAACTGGACCATAGTCACCTTTTTCTAGCAAGTCAGCTGAATCTATAATTGCTCTTTCTAATGCTTTGTGTCTGCAAAATGTTTCAAACTCATCTAAGAACCATTGCTTTTGTGTTTCATCTATATTTGGTACTTGCTTTAGCTCTAATTCACATTTGGCTTTAATTTGATCTATAGTTGGTAGTGTTTGATATTTTTCTGAATGCTCAACAAACATTGATACAGCTTCAAAATACTTTTTACTAAAATAAACTGGACTAATAATATTTCTAGCTCTTACAAATAACTCAGGATCAGTTATCATAAACTCTAAAAATAATTTCTGTAAATCGTCTGTATATACTGTTGGCATTAGTTTATTATAACCTCTTTTGTTTTAGATCGCAAGTATTTCCAACTATATGGAAACTCTTTATCACATATTTCATCAATTTGGTCAGCTATTATCCTTGTTTCTTCTTGAGTATCCTTGGCACACCTTAAGTTGCATACTCTAGCAAAAGCATATAAAGTACCACTCCAAAACCATTCAGTTATCATACTTTGTGGCAATACCATTCTAGCCTGTTCTGGTGCGACACCTTTTCCAATTAAATTCTTATAAATCAATAAACATTGTTCCATTGTAGTTTCAAGTATATGCTTTTCATTTTTGTTTAGCTCAACCACTCCTTGTGATCCTTGTTTAGAATCTTTAGGTCTACCTCTCCAGGTTTTTGGTTCAAATAATTCTGGTTGATAATCAACATAACGTCTGCTGATTTCATTCCAGCTTAATCCTACTTGATGCTTTACTAACTGTCTAGCAACAAATATAGGTGAACTAATTCTAAATTGTAAACTACAATGAGCAAACGGTGACCAATGATTATGTTCTGCTAAAAATTTTATAAGCTTTTCGTCTTTGGCATCAAATGAATCTTTCTTTTTACCATAACTAACTCTAGCGGCATTTACTACCGTTAAGTCAGTTCCCATTTTGTCAACTAGTGCGACATTCATTTGCTGATTATATCCAGAAATTTTTCTGACCATTCAATTGAACCATCAGTATTTCCATCACATTCTTGCCTTTCAATTACTCTTTGAGCTCCCAGTTTAT